AGATGTGTATAAGAGACAGCTGCAATAGGTATGATAGAGAGGTATTATATAAGCTTTGTGATTATTATATATATATATCCAATGTGTATAGCAAGTTGGTAAGTACAGTAGCATTTAGTTATTTTTGTAATATACCCACTACAACGTTTGACCTTTGGAAAGACGAGGAATTAAGTTCGTTGGCTTTTAAGATTTGGCAAAAATTGCAACGATCGCGCAAGGATTGCATACTTGATCGTGCGTATGACTCCAACAGCCCCGTGGGTACTATGTTTGTGGGAAATAATGAGTTCGGCATGAATCAGCCCGGAATTGGAGATAATGCCACCCAAAGAAGGGCAATTACAGCGCAGGAGTTGCCAAGATTGGACGAGAAAAAGAGCCAAGAATTGCACGCAATTGATACACAATTCACAGATGCAGCGGTAAATAATACGGTTTAAATTGTGTGTGGTTATTCTACAATTCACAAATGCAGTAATATCAAGGGTTGTAGCGCTTTAACTATTCGTGAACTATTCGGAAAAGTTAGGTTTTGCGAATAGTTACAAGGACATGACATGAATTGTATTAAAACAATTTGATTTTCACACAATGACAACAAAACGAAACGGAAAATATTTTATGTTTCCATGTTTGCAAGAAAAAGGATGGGGAGGGGGTCTGACAGAAAGACCACCAGGCGGCTACTAAGTCCCTTAAATACCTCAAAAAATAAAAAGCCACTTACAGTACTCATTGACATTTTACAGAAATTGGCTTAATATAAACATAAACAATTCACTTTCACGTTGCGATTCGCAACTAAATTTCCAAAAATTTTTTAAAAACAAAAAAGAGTGTTTCGGACAGGAGAATGATATATGACCGGAAATGAGTACCAGAAATTAGCCATGCGGACAAATGATCGCAAGGCGACAGAAAGAATTTCGGATAAACTTGATTTGCTTAAATTTTGCAAAAAGAACAATATCGCATCTGCGTTGCAAGATTATGACCTTGGCGGCATCTTTAATGCTTGCCTTGGACTATCCGGTGAAGTTGGAGAATTTAACGACATAATCAAAAAATGGATTTTCCACGAGAAACCGCTTGATGTTGAACACACTAAGAAAGAAGCTGGCGATATTTGTTGGTATCTTGCAATGCTTTGCGAATCCTTCGGCTGGAGCCTTGATGAAATCATGCAAATGAACGTAGACAAGCTTAAGGCGCGTTACCCAGAAGGCTTTGACATTGAAAGAGCAAACCACAGAGCGGAAGGCGATGTTTAATGGCAAGCTGCAGCAATGAGTTGATGAAAACTGAGTATTCCGAAACCTTTGATGAAAAGCGCAAAGGTTTGATTGAACAGTCGTATTACAAATACGGACCGGCAAGAATGAACTTTTCTACCGGAAATGTTGATGCAATCGAAAGTTTGAAAATGTGCCTTGCCAAGTTTGAAGAGACCGGAAACCTTGAATATCTGTGTGATGTTGCAAATTACGCTATGTTCCGGTTTATGTTTCCACAGCAGGGCGAGTATTTCGAACATACGGACTCTGATTCATCTGCCGGGATCTTCGGTATGAGCGTAAATGAAATGGAACGATTCAAACAGGAACACAGCTTTGAGGATGGGAGATATTGATATGATTTTAAATATAATCGCTACGGCGATAGATGCCCTTGTAATACTTGGACTTATGGGAGGACAGGTAAAACAAAAAGACAATTCAAACGCAATTGGTTATTTGCTTTCATACGCGATCTTTGCAATGAATATTATGGTCATTTGGAAATGATGGGCTATCGCCAAACGGTAAGGCGCAGGATTTTGATTCCTGCATTCCGGGTTCGAATCCCGGTAGCCTAATTGGTTACATGCTGACGTTTCATGTAGCCACGTATGTTTTTCATATGTACTTGAACCCTTGGTTGAGTAATTCAAGCATTTGGGTTCCTCCTTTCGCCACTAGGACGATTCTGTTAAGGACGGTGCGAGACCGTCCGGTGGTATTCTATCATGCGTCTATCCCACGGCGCATGATCGTGTAACGCATAGCACGTAAAACATATTGCTAACCGTCTCGTGGCGGTTATGATCGGTTAGTCGAGCGGTAAGACACCACCCTTTCACGGTGGTAACACGAGTTCGAATCTCGTACCGATCACTATATTGGGATTTAATTCAGTGGCAGAAGACACGGCTTATATCCGGGTTGTCGCAGGTTCGATTCCTGCAATCCCAACGCGTTGTAAAATATTGTTTATGTGACAAGGCTGACGAGTTTTGGTGTAATGAATGATGTTTTTCTTGTGATGGAAGCGTTGCCGGCTTAAAAAGCGTGGAAACAGGACGATGAAAGTTCGTTGACGATATGTAGAAAATTTTGCAGTGTTCCCATAATGGTATTGGAACGGCTTGCTAAGCCGCCGGGCGTTTGTTCGCCTTGTAGGTTCGAATCCTACACACTGCGCTAACTTACGACAGGGGTGAACTTTGCCGTAAGCGGTAGAAAGTCCGCATGAAATTGTACAATGTAGTGCAAAAGCAATTTCAGTATAGCGGTTTCACTACGACTGCTATATACGTCTGTCTGTTGGTCAGAAAGAGGTCTCCAAAACCTCTAACGAAAGTTCGATGCTTTCCGGGCGTGCTTATCCTTATCCCCACTTAGTCGGGTGCTACTGCAATAGTTCCGGTAATGGAGACTTATGGATGGTAGCGGCATTATTGGTAACAGAAAACCCTTCCGTGATTAGAAATTGCAGATTTGAAAGCGGTTGGCATGGTTTTAACTGACAGGGTTCGATTCCCCGTGCCGCTATTCGATGATAAAAACATTATGGAATATTTATATCACACAAAAGACACGGAATCTCACGAGGATTCCGATTTTTGCTATGATTGAGGTGCGAATTATGACAAGTTGCTTGTGCTGCGGAATGCTAATACTTGGCTCCGAAGTTAATATGTGCCCTTATTGCAAATCCTTATTTACGCAGATTCCGGGAAGGAACATCCCAGAAAATCAGCCGGATAAGGTAGAAACAGCAATATTTGAAAACGTGGTATTCAATAAAGGAGAAGGGCGTAAGAATGTGTAAATTTTGCAATTTTGATGAAGATGGTTGGTCAGTTTCAAAAGAAAAGGGAATTGACCTTGGAGTATTAGGCAAAATAACATTAGGTTTGGATTTTACAAATGAATGCATATGTGCATCACTTTGCACTAACAAAATTGCGTTTAGCAGTGAAGTAAAAGTAAAAGTAAATTTTTGCCCTATCTGTGGTAGAAAGTTGGTGTAATATGTGTGAATTTTGCGAGAAAAAATTTCCTATCATAACACATTATGGCAAATTTAAGATTGATAAGTTGTCAAATAAGCCTGTAATTACATGCGACTTGAATAAATGTCCGCCCTTTGCGGTGTGTAGCAGTAAAGATATGAATGTTGAAATGGTAATGAAAATAACTTATTGTCCTATCTGTGGAAGAAAGTTGGTTTAGTAATGGCAGAACATTTAAGTAAATTAGCAGAAAAATGTAAAAGTTGCCCCAAATCTGAAAAATGTGACCATAAAAGAATGGAGTTATGCGCTTTAGCGGATTTGCCACCACAAAATCTTTCAAGTGCTACACAAGGCATTTTGATAGACAATATGTCGCCTATATTGAGGGAAGAAATAAAAAGCCCTTTAAGTCCATTTCGGTACAAAGACGAATTAGAAAAAGCACTAAATGATTTGCATTTTGGAAATATGTTTATGAATGGTGCTTAGAAAGGTTGGCGTAATATGTGTGATTTTTGTGGCAATGAATCGAAACAAATAATTGATGACAGAGAGAAGGATTCTATTTTGTATATTTCCGATTCAGAAAAAGACATAAGAATTTTTCTTGAATATCTCAAAAAGAAGATGGACAACAACGGAAAAGAATGTTTCTTAGATGGAGAACATGATATTTTAAAAACAGAAAATTACAATGTTGTCTGTAAAAGTATTCATGGTACTCTACTTGGAGTCGGATATGGGTATTGTCTACATTACTGTTTTTTGAGAAATTTTGATAAGAGTAAGTGCAACGATATGGAAAAATGCTCGATGGAAGAAATTATTACGCACACAAGAGAGGGAGCAAGAGAAATATCGGAACTTGATATTTTATGTATGCTAGGGTTGGCTTGAAAGGTGGCGGAATGATGAAGCAGAAAAAAGAAATTTTATGCACATGTATTAATCATGAAAATTGTCCATTAGACCCGGTTAGTTGCGGATGTTCAATAGAAATTACGACTTTTGAAGATGCTTGTAGAGGTGAAAGAACATTCATTCCGGGAATAATCGAATGTGATAAGTGAGGGATTTATATGAAACATCAAAAAGAATGGTGTACTTGTGATCGTTGTGGTGCGGAAATTAAAAAAGGAATACTGTGCGGAAATTCGGTTACAAGAAACGGCGTTTTTAATACCCACATACGACTTGTGTTATAAATGTATGGAAGATTTTGAGAGGTTTATGAAGAATGAATAAGATTAAAGAAATGCTTCATTGTCTGCAATTAGATAGCAGAATAAGACACAATATAAGATATGCACAAAGAGAGTGGTTCTTTTCGTACTTTAAGCACTTTAGAAAAGATTTAAACATGCCATTACTCAATAGTATCAAGCAAGCAAGGGGAATATCGAAAACTATTTTAGAAAGAGGGTATATGCCAGACCTTGTACATGATTCTGTGATGCGTATTAGATATTCAAGCAGATGCAATACTCGTGTGTGCAGGGCTGCTAGGAATGATTAGAGGTTTATGAGAAATGATTGTTAATATGGGAACCAAAACCTATGAAATGAGCCGCAAGCAGGCAAAGGCTATCATTGGAACGGCTAAGAAACTTGCAAATTGCAACATATACGGCATTGAAAAAGGCAATGTGGTGATTATGCTGAATGAAAAGTATGAGGACGATATGAGCCTTAAAAAAGCCGTAGAGGAGTATAAAAAGAAAGGGTTCAAGGTGCATTGGAAATGAAAATAATCAAAGAAGGCAGCCTTAGGTACGAAAGAAAACCTTTAAAGTTTGAGTGTAAGAATTGCAAAACCGTTTTTGAAGCGGAAAAGACTGAATATGAATATTGTGGAGATCAAAGGGAAGGCGATAACTACAAGTGTGAATGCCCATTGTGCCACAAAATGGTATATTACAATTAAAAGACAACCGGCTAACAAATGGAGTTAGTCGCTACCCTAAAACAGTTATAGGCAGAGGTCGAGGCACTTCTGCTTTTGCGGAGGTGCTTTTTATTTGGCTTCAAAGCAGTTAATCAATGCAGTAAATGGATATGAAAACTACATACAGAGAAAAGGCGTTGATGAACAGGTAATAGATGCCATTTTGAAAGCGTGCAATGTGGCGATTCGGACGGAAAAAGACGTTGACTATGGATTGACTATAACCGAAAGAACAAAGGCTTTAATCAACGAATATACGCAGAAAAACGCGGGTGGTAGCATATGGGAACTTGAACGATATGCGCAGGATCACGACATTAAAGGCGGATACAAACTTGTGGATCAGTTCTATGAAGTCTTGCGATTAGAGAGCTTTTATCGTTTCGAGAGCTTTATTTACTTTATGGAGCGCAAAAGAAATTGGAGCAAACGGTTTTATTATCCGCGCCGCAAGACGCTGAATATAGTCGCTCAAGATCTTGAAGATTTGGAAAACCGGAAGATTAAATTTTACGGATTGTCAATGCCATCGCGTGTCGGTAAATCGACTATCTGTATTTTCTTCCTTGCGTGGGTAGCTTTGCGCAGACCAAACAGCCATAGTGCTATGGGTGGTCACTCCGGTATTTTGGCAAAAGGATTTTATAAAGAACTGATGAATCTTTTTACCACAGAAGAATATACGTTTGCGGAACTTTTTGCTTATTGGCATCCGGAATATGCAAACGCAACACTTCCAACAGATAAAAGTGCGGACGAATTTACAATTACACTTGGAGATCCAGACAGATTCGCAACCGTAACGTGCCGTGGTATTGATGGAACATGGACAGGAGCGGTCGACGTTTCAAAAGACGGATATTTGTATGTCGATGACTTGGTTCGTGATCGTGAGCATTCATTAAGCCCTACTCGAATGGAAAACACATACCAAGAGTACCTAAACAAGATGGTTGACCGTAAAAATGACGGTGCAAGAGAATTGATGGTTGGTACCCTTTGGAATGTTTTAGATCCATTGGAGCGCATGAGAAAGCAATATGAGCATGACCCACAATACCGATTCCGTAAGATTCCGGCACTTAATGAAAATGATGAAAGCAATTTCGCGTATGAAATCAACGGATTTTCCACGGAATACTATCGGGATATGCGAGATAAGCTTGACAATGCCGAATGGATGGCTAAGTTTATGCAGCAACCATATGTCCGCGAAGGATTGCTTTATACGGATTTGAGACTATTTAACGGAATCCTACCGGACGGAGATTTCCGGCGCATCGGAGTTGTGGATGTTGCCTGGGGCGGCGGCGATAGCTTGTCAATGCCGATTGGGGCAGAATATGAAAACGGAGATGTTTATATTTACGATTGGGTATTCAATAAGGGTACGAAAGAGGTAACAATCCCTCTTGTTGTCGGACGAATTATCGGGAATGAGATTCGGCAGACAAGATTCGAGGGGAATATCGGGGGCGATCTGTATTGTCAATATGTAGACGAAAAGCTGCAGGAACAGGACTATAAATGCTCATGTACAAGTAGAAAAGCCCCAAACAAGGTTGAAAAGTTGTCGAAGATCATAGCGTATTCCGGTGATGTTAAGAGAAAATTCATATTTCTTGATACGCACCGACCGACGCAGGAACAAATGAAGAAAGATTCAGATCTTGGAGTAACAAGATATTACAGAAATGACGAATATCAAGCGGCTATGGATGAACTCTCTATGTTTGTAAGTATTGGCGGTAATGAACACGACGATGCGGCAGACGGCTTAACTCAGCTTGAAATGTTTATAGAAAACCCAAACAATACCGCAAAGGTAGAAGCGGCAGTAAACCCATTCAGGAGGTATTAGGATATGACAACAGACAAATATCTTTCACAGATAAGCAGAATTGACCATGCGATTGCAAATAAGCTGGAAGAAATCAAAAGGCTATCCGATATGGCAACATCTATATCCATATCCCCGAAAGAGGTGGATGTGCAATCATCCGGCAATCCCGACAAGATGGGGAGCGCGGTATCGAAGATTGTTGATTTACAGAATGAGATCCAGACACTTGTAGATGAATTGGTTGATAAAAGACGGATTATTATATCACAAATCGACAGTATGGATAATACAGATGTATATATCGTTCTTTCATCACATTATGTCAATGGAAAAGATTGGAACCTGATTTCTGTTGAAATGAAATATTCCTACAGGAACATTATGAAACTTAGGAAAAGAGCATTGCAGGAGTTTGAAAGACGTTATGGAGAGCTTTACTCTGAAAAGAGTGCATAAAAGTGCACAATAGTTCACACCCTTTCACAACATTTCCTAAAATTTGCATGGTATACTAAAAGAGTAGAAAAGCAAATTCCTACAACCCCCAAAAGCATATAACCCGTAAAAGGCACTGTCAGAAATGGCGGTGTTTTTTATTTACAAGAAAGAGACTTATATGAAAAAAGTAACTATATATTGCCCGGATTGCGGAAGAATTGCCGGACATTATGATGGGAGATCTACGATAGATCATCCGTGTAAATGTAAAAAATGCAATCATATTGTGATTTATCGCGTGGCAACAGGCAAAGTTGAAACAAAGCCAATGCCGAAACGCGCTTGCAGTAGTGGAGTTTTATTTATATGAACACACAGTATTTTCATGACCTTGTAAAAGGCAGATACGGAAGAAAAATTGCATATGCTAACGTAGAACAGATTACGGCAGACAATATCGTAAACGTTGTCGGAAACTGCATTGGTGCATTTTATTTCAACAAGACAGTCATTCGGTATCTGTGGAACTACTATAAGGGCGATCAGCCTGTATTGTACCGAACAAAGGTGCAGAATGCGGATATAACCAATAAGGTATCTGAAAACCATGCCTATGAGATTGTTCAATTCAAGGTTGGACAGACTTACGGTGAGCCAATTCAGCTTATTAGTAGGAAAGACGATGACCGTATAAACAATGCGGTTGATGAATTTAACGATTATCTGACCGATGCTAATAAGCAGGAAAAGGACATTAAGGCAGGAGAGTGGCAATCAGCAACCGGAACGTCATTTAAGGCGGTACAGATTACAAAAAATGGAGATATACCATTTAGAATTGTTGCACCGACACCAATGAATACGTTTGTTATCTACAGCCGTTCCACAGAAGAACCACTTTTAGCAATCCAAGAACTTAAGGATGCCGATGGACAGATATATAAACTCTGTTATACGGACTCTTATGAATGCAAGATTGTGAACGGAGAGGTTCGAGATTGGAAACTGCATGGCTTTGGCGCAATCCCGATTGTTGAGTTTCCGAACAACCATGAGCGCATTTCTGATATTGAGCTTGTAATCGGACTATTGGATGCAATCAATACAATGCAGTCAAACCGAATGGATGGTGTTGAGCAGTTTGTTCAGTTTTGGATAAAGTTTGTAAATTGCGACATTGACCCGAAAACCTTTGAAGAAATGAAGATTTCCCATGCGCTGACCGTAAAATCCAACAATGAGCAAAATAAATCAGATGTTGACATTATGACACAAGAGTTGAATCAGACAGAGTGCCAGGTTGCAAAGGATGATTTGTGGGATAATGCACAGTCCATTCTTGCCATACCAAATAAGAACAACAATAATTCCGGTGGAGATACACAGGGAGCGGTTGAGCTTAGAAACGGATGGGACTTCTCAAAGTCGAGAGCAAAACTGAAAGACCCAATTGTAAAGTCGGCTGAAAAAAGACTTGCGAAAGTTGTTCTGAATGTGATTCGCATACAAGATCACGATTTGGGACTGAGTTTGCGCGACTTTGATGTTCAGATTAACCACAGCCCACAAGACAATATGTATACCAAGTCGCAGACACTATATCAGCTTTTACAAGCCGGTATTCATCCGCTTGTGGCAATTAAATCTGTCGGACTTTGGGGAGATGCGGAAAAGACATTCCTGTTGTCAAAGCCATACTTGGATAATCTGTGGAAAACGATTGATGATGTAGAAGCACAGGAACAAAAAGCACAAGAATTGATAAATAAAATGAATACAGATGGCACAGAGAGCCAGACAAACAAAGATAAGACAGTCACCGAGTAATCGGCGGCTGTTTTTATTTTATAAAAATTCGCAAAGTTGTGAGCGTAAAAATCAACAATGTCGTTCGGTGTCGTTGCACCGTATAAAAATTCGTATGACATATCGGAGGTAATGAATGAAGAGAGAAGATCTGATTGCTATGGGATTAAGCGAGGAAAACGCAGACAAGATCATGGCAGATTACGGAAGTTCCGTACAGAGAGCCAAAGCAAAGGTTGACGAGTACAAGACAAAGGCTGACAAAGCTGAAGAGTTGCAGAAGCAGCTCGATGATATCGAACAGGGAAAGCTCACGGAAGTAGAGCAGGCAAATAAGAACCTCGAAAAAGCCAATGCGAGAATCGCGGAACTTGAAAAAGCGCAGGCAATAGCCACGCAGAGAGCCGATGCCGCATCTAAATTTAATGTTACCGCAGAGCAGGCAGCGCAAATTGTAAAAGACGATGGCAGCTTTGATTATGACGTTCTTGGAAAGATTATCTCTGAAAAAGAGACCGCCGCAGCACAAGCCAAGGAGCAGGAGATTGCAAAAGGCAGTACGAATCCGGGAGGTGGCACGGCTGGCGGCGATAAAGCCGGTACAGATAATAAGACAAATGCTGAAAAGATAGCAGAAAGCCTTATATCTAACGCACCTAAGAACAATGACGTTTTATCACATTACATTCAGCAATAACAGGAGGTAAGAAATGGCAAAGGAAATGAATATGCAGTATGAAAAGACTTTATACGCAGGAGATGTTCAGATTTTAAAGAGAGAGCCTAATGAAGCAATCCCATTAACACTTGATTTTGATGGCGTGACAACTAAAAACGCACAGGGCAAGAAGATTGTCAAAGCAGGTACTCCAATCGGAGCAAATGGCAAGGCTGACAATACGGCTACGGTAGTGGGTATTTTGAGATTTGATGTAACAGAGGACAGGCCACAAGGAGTGCTGCTTAAGAAAGCATATCTTAACACGAAAGTAGCAGAAGCGCATTCCGGCGTTACATATGACGCAGAAGTTAAGACAGCTCTTCCAATGATTGTATTTGAATAATAACAGGAGGTAAATAGATGTTAATTAATGAAGTATTAGACAGTAAGTCTATCGCATTATCGGCAACAGAAAACGCTAGTAATCAGATACCTTATCTTGGTTTACAGTGGTTTCCAGAAAGAAAGAAGCAGGGACTTGATTTAAGTTGGATTAAGACACACAAGGGTTTGCCGGTTTCACTTGCGCCATCTAATTTTGACACAATCCCAACTCTTAGAGCTAGAGGCGGATTAAGTAAGGAAAAAACACAGATGGCATTTTTCCGCGAGGGAATGACAGTTGGTGAAGAGGAAATGCTTGAAATCGAGCGTATTCAATCAGAAGACGACCCTTACCTTGCAAGTGCTTTATCAAGTGTATATGACGACACTAACAACCTCGTAAGCGGCGCAGAAGTTGTACCGGAGCGCATGAGAATGTCACTTCTTTCTACAAATGCAGGTCATCCGGTAATTGCTATTGTAAGTGATGGCGTTCAGTACGCTTATGATTACGATAAGGATGGCTCATACGCAAAAGACCATTACGCAAAGTTATCCGGCACAAGCATGTGGAGCGATACAGCTAATTCAAAGCCACTTACAGACCTTAACAATGCAAGAAAGAAGTTACAGAAGCAGGGTAAGATTGCTAGATACGCACTTATGAACAGCAATACATTCCAATATCTGCTTGACAATGCACAAATAAGAAACTCAATTCTTGCACAGAACCTTACAGCAACTATTGAGGTTGACGATGATACTGTTATTTCGGTGGTACAGAAGAGGGCGAAGCTCACTATTGTACTTTACGATAAGATGTACATTGATGATGATGGCAAAGAGCAGTACTTCTACCCGGATAACAAGGTTACACTTCTTCCAGAAGGCAGCCTTGGAAGCACTTGGTTTGGCACTACACCGGAAGAAAGAACTGCAAGACAGGTAGCTGATGTTGATGTAACAACATATGGTGTAGGTATTACAGTCGCTACAAAGACAGAGTATGGACCACCTATGAAGATGTCAACATTTGCATCTGAGGTTGTACTTCCATCATACGAGAATATGGATAGCACATTTGTATATGAGGTTCATAGCGAAGAGTAGGGGGTGCAACTATGAAATATCCATATATAGTGATTCATAATGGTAAATGGTACAACGCAGGAGAAGAGGTGCCGGAGAGTAATTCTCCGGTATCTTCCGTTGGATATACAAAGACCGAAATCAACAGAATGAGTACCGCAGACTTGCAGAAACTTGCCGCAGAGCAGGGAATTGAAAACGCACAAGCAACAAGCGGTGCGGAACTGAAAGAAATTCTGATTGCAAAATTTAATCTGTAGGAGATCGCTTATGTCATACACGCTTGTCGAACAGGTAAAAATTCGTTTAAAACAATTTCATATAGAAGAGGTAGAGGACGAAACAACCGGGGAAAAGTCCGATAAAGTTGTGTTTGATAAAAAGGAAGATAACCCTTTGATTGAACAGCTTTTAGAGCAGGCAAGGAAAGAGATTATCAGCAGACGGAACTATCCAGACACATACACGCAAGACCAGATTGACGGTGATGTTAAGAACTATGAAAACATTATGGTCAATTTGGCAGTGTACGACCGGTCGCAGGCAGGAGAGGCATACATGGCAAGTTTCTCCGAAAACGGTGTGAGCCGGACATGGAAAGACCGTGAAAGCCTTTTTGTTGGTGTGTTTCCGTTTGTAAAAGCAATGTAATTAAAGAAGATTGAGCGTGACCATATTGCCGATGCCGGTAAAATGGTTGCAGGCGGCGCACATTAAGCGGTGGTGGGCGGTGCGCCAATAAAGGAGATTCAAATGAAAAGTATTTTGATTCAAACTTATCTTGTGGCACTTCCGATAGTGCTTGGATATATAGTTTGGCTTCTTAAACAGCAAAAGAAAAGCAGGGACGCGAACAGTAAAGGAACAATGCTCCTTTTGCGCGTCCAGCTTATTGAATACCATGCAAAGTACACCAGAATTGGAGAAATACCGTCATATGCCTATCAGAACTTCTGTGAGATGTATGATGCGTACCATGCGTTAGGTGGAAACGGAATGGTTACGAAAATGAAACATGAGATTGAAGAGATTCATATAGGGAAAGGAGATAAAAGCCATGAGGAATTGGAAGGATTGGACTAAGAAAGCCGGAATCCGAGCAATCAAGACTGTTGCGCAGGCAGCGATTGCCGGAATCGGAACGGCGGCATTTATGGGCGCGGTGGATTGGAAATATGTTCTTTCTGCATCAGTCCTTGCCGGGGTGTTATCGCTTCTGACGAGTGTTGCCGGAATCCCGGAGGAAAACACCAATGCTTGACATTAACAAGCAGGAAATGAAGTATTCGCAATCCGGTCAGAGGGTATTCATCCCACAAACTGACGAAAATGGAGATATTGTCTATGAAGGGTACAAGGATTCCGATGGGAACTTTGTACCTTATTTAGATTCCGAAGGCAACAAGATTCCAAAAGGCGAGGAAGTTGAAGGGTTTTCAGAACCTACGACATTCAAAGCAAATATCAGCAATAAGTTGTCGGAAGCCCTTGTGAAAGAATTTGGAATTGATGATAGTACATCATACTGTCAGCTTGTCACGGATAAAGGATATTTGCCACTGAAAGCCGGTGATGTGGTGTGGAAACGTTCGGAAGTCAAACGCACTGATGATGGACTTGTGGATTCAGAAACCGCAGATTACATCGTAAAAGGCGTTGCCGATGAAGGACTGACCACGGATTTGTTTCTTCTTCGGAAGAATATTAAGTAGGTAATCACATGGCAAAGAAAACTATTTCAATGACACTATCCACTAAATCCATACAAGCCGCCATAAAGGAATTAGAAAAGTACCGCGATAGTTTACAGGATAAATGCGATTTACTCGTTTCTAGGCTTGCACAGATAGGTCAGACGGTGGCAATACAACACATATCGGAATCTCCAATAGGGAACACGATAACGGTAAGGGTAGATAAAGCACCACAGTTAATGGCCTCGAACGCGATTCTGATTGCAACCGGAAAAACGGTAACGTCAGAAGATAGAGAACCGTTCTATACTTTGTTGGCGGTAGAGTTTGGAGCCGGTATTTTTTATAACTCCAAAGAGAACCCGAAAGCACCGGAACTTGGATTCGGTGTCGGCACGTATCCGGGGCAAATACACGCTTTTGAAGATGGTTGGTACTATTGGGACGATAAGACCGAAACATGGCGTTATACCCACGGTATCAAAGCCACAATGCCAATGTATAATGCGGAACAACGGATTATTCAACAGTATGTAAAGATTGCAAGGGAGGTATTCGGTGGAAAATGAGTTAAATAGTTGGGCGCTTGATTTTGAAGATACCTTATGTTCCCTTTTGAAATCGTACATGGAAAGCAAGGTAAGAGGAATTAAAGTGACGCAAGAAGAAGAATCGGGCGGCACCGCAGTATTCCCGACGCTTTTAGTCAGACAAATCGGTGTCACAGAAGCCGGACGAACGAATGAAGCAAAGACAATCAATGCAATTCGCCCAACATTTCAGATCACAATTACAAACAAAGGTTCAAGAAAAGCAACTAAGGACATCGCAGCATATGCGGTGTCTTTTTTTAAACAACAAAGTTTTGAAGTATCAAATGTAATCACAACAATTTCCAAGCAAGTGCGAACGGCTACATTCCGCGCAACTCGCGTAATTGGAAACGTTGAGCATTTAGATCAGCTATAAGCAGAAAGGAAGTAGGAAATCATGGCATCAACAAGTTATAGAACGCGTGTCATTGTAAAAGAGCACACGGAAAAACAGGCTGACTTTGCAGGAACATATAATCTTTTGGTTGCGGCTAAGTCAGTTCCAAGCCCTGCATCACCGCCAAACACGGTTGAGTCAACCACAATGGAAGATGATCAGCAGACTTTTGAAAAAGGAATTAAGACTTCTGATTCAAGAGAAATCACAGGAAACCTTGAAAAAGAATATCTTTCAAAGGTGGATGGATATGGAGATAAAAAACTTGATATTATCCATCTGTACGGAACGGACGGTATCGGCGGTGTAGCGAAGTACGCATATGTAGGAACTGCAACAGCCACACCTAACGATGTAGGTGGAAACGATGAAATCCTTGAAATGACGGTAACGGTTATTCCAAGTACAGCATCGGAACTTGTTACAGATAAGCTGACTGTCGTTGATAACAACGATGGAACATTCACTGTAACAGTGGTGGGGTAAAAAGCCTGTCGGACGAGCAATCGACCGCACCGGTAGGCGAGGATGAACGGTCGATAGCAGAACTTGAAGCAATGAGATAAGCAACAATGGGGCGGTGGCAACACTGCCCCTTGCCAATATAGGGCAGAAAGGCAAGGTAAAACATGAAAGTTAAATTATGTGGAAAAGAATATACAATTCAGTTTGCAACAAGACCATCGTTAAAAGCACATATCTTACAGGATATTATGAAGACGCAGGACATGGAAGATATTTCCTCTATGGAAGATATTCTTCTTGAAACGCTTCCTAAGACACTTCTTGTGGGATTGCAGATGCATCACAATGAAGAATTTGGATATGATTACAAAACAAACGAAGGCTACGATGAGCAGCTTGAGAAGGTGTCCGACATTCTCTATGATGCGATTGACACAAACGAGATTAACTGCATGGATTTATTCGCTGATATGCAGAAGGAAATGATGACAAACGGTTTTTTAGCGCAGATGATGGAGTCGTTGGAGAGAGCGCAGGAGCAGGAGAAAGAGAAGAAAAAGACCCCATCCAAAGCGAAAGTCAAGAATTAACATGGGAATATTACGTTGCGGAAATCCGTCCGTTTTACCTTATGGTAACGAAAGGCTACGGATTTTCCGTTGATGATATAGATATGATGAATCCAGAGTTGCTTAAGCCTTATGTGGATGCATATAAGGCAGAATGGAAGCAACGCGATATGGAAATGTATATGTGGTTCGGCAGATATGCAACGTCAGCACTTGTGACCGCAATAGACGCGACATTCGGTAAGGGTAATAGTAAGTACGTGAAAGAAACTTGCTATGATTCCATCGAAAAGCATAATACGGACGATCCCGATGCGGAGATACGAGAAATGCTTAAGGCAGAAGAAGCATGGGCGGCTGAATCAAGGAAATCACATTTACCAAAGCCAAAGATAGTTTAAGAAAAGAGGGGTATTACTATGGCAGTAATTATCGGAAGTGCGAGACACGATGAACACGGAAATTGCTATTCTGGTGGAAAAGCCGGAGACCAGACCGGACAGGAAGTGTCTACGCAGAAGTTTTACAACCATTCTAAAGGATGGTACGTGCTAAGGGCGAAGGACGATAGGGTTGCGGAGAAGTTAGCCGAAGCTATGCAGATTGCATCTGACAATAAAAATATCGGCTATGACCAATCGGAACGCTACGGAGTCATTAAGCATGGCATCAACACAAAGGTCAAGACGGAATGCGATTGTTCGTCCCTTGTACGCGCTTGTATTATCCATGCATTCGGGAAGGATGTAGGAGATTTCAATACTGCAAACGAAAGAATCATTCTTTTGAAATCCGGCTTGTTTACCGATGCTGGTTCTTACCGAATCGGAGAACTGCTTTACAACGGGGACATTCTTGTGACGCGTACAAAAGGTCACACTGCAATCGTTGTAAGTGGAGCAAAGAAAAATGCAAGCAAGTATTATTCGATGTATACCGGAAAATCTGGATCAATCGTTGAAGCATTAAAAGCGGTTGGGGAAGATGATGTGTCAAAAGAACATCGCGCGGAAATCGCAAAAAAGAACGGATTTTCCAATTTTAAGTTTACATCAGAGGAAAATTCAAAAATGATTTCTCTTTTGAAAAAGGGAAAACTGAAAAAGTAATTCAAGGGCGGTAAGGGTCAAATCCTACCGTCTTTTTAACCGGCTATCAATGTGGAAGATAGCCGCTAACCTAAAAAAGTTATAGGAAGTTGGTGGATAAATGGAATTAGAGTCTCTTGAAATAAAAATTCAAGCACAGGCACAACAGGCAAGCGGCCAGATAGATGCGCTTGTGACAAGACTTGGGAGATTATCTTCCGCGCTTTCTGGACTTAGTACCGGAAATCTGAATAGTCTTTCCACAGGGGTAAACCGACTTGCAGGGGCAATGACGGCAATGCGTGGAATTGACACACGGACTTTTTCTGCGGTTGCAAGAAATGTAAGCAAATTAGGCTCTATCAACAGCAAACAAATTAATGCCGCGGCTGGTTCTATGCGTCAGATTTCCAATGCATTAAAAGGGATTTCTGGAATGTCGGAATCTGTTAAGGGTCTGACCGACCTTGCATCTGCAATCAAACAGCTTGGCTACCAGAGTTCCACCAAGGCGATTGAAAATATCCCGAAACTTGCCACGGCAATGCGACAGCTTATGTCCGAACTGTCGAAAGCCCCTAGTGTAAGCCGGAATATTATTGACATGACAAATGCATTGGCAAAATTATCACGTACCGGTGGAGCGGCAGGAACAGCGGCAAAAAGCATCACAAGCTCATTTAGCGGATTTAGTTCAAGTGCATCCGTTGTAGCAAAGAAGTCGTTTTCCCTTGCGTCTGCAATCGGAAAAGTGTATGCAACGTACTGGGCTTTATTTCGCGGATTTAGGCTACTTGGAGACGCTATTGACATATCATCCTCACTGACAGAGGTTGAGAACGTTGTAAGGCAGACATTCGGGCAGTATGAAAGCCTAATTAACAATTTCGCAAAAACATCCATTGAAAAATTTGGCATGTCTGAACTGTCTGCAAAGCAGTTCGCAAGTCGTTTCCAAGCTATGGGAACTGCCCTTGATATTCCGCAAGGGCAAATGGCAAAAATGTCTATCCGGTTGACAGAATTAGCCGGAGATATGGCTTCATTCTATGATGTGAGTCAAGAAGATATTGCCAAAAGTCTGCAATCTGTATTTTCCGGTACTACGGCACCTATGCGGCGTTATGGTATCGACTTGACACAGGCAACATTAAAGGAATGGGCTTTAAAACAAGGACTTGATGCAAACGTTTCCTCAATGACACAGGCTGAAAAAGCCATGTTGCGTTATCAGTATGTGCTTGCACATACAACCAATATCACCGGTGACTTTGCACGTACAGCAGATACGTGGCATAACCAGATAACCATGCTTAAAGAGAACTTCAAGGCACTTGGAGCGGTCGTTGGTGGTGGTTTAATCAATGCATTTAAGCCGTTTATTAAGGTACTTAATGCAGTTCTGCAGAAGGTGATTTCTTTTGCAGAAATGGTAACAAATGCTTTAGGTTCTATCTTCGGATGGAAGTATGAAGCAAGCAAAGGGGCAGGAATCAGCGGTCTTGCTGACGATATTGGAAGCGCGTCTGACGGCATGGACGATTTAAGTAATGCCGCAGGAAGCGCAGGGAAAAACACGGGTGGTATCGCAAAGAATGCCAAGAAAGCAAAAAAGGAAATCCAACAGGCAACTCGTGCATTTGATGAATTAAAGGTTATTTCAAAACAAAGTAAAGATAATACTTCCGGTTCCGGGAATAAAGGTTCTGGTTCTGGATCTGGTTCAGGTGCTGGTGGCGGCACCGGTGCTGATGGTGGATTAGTTCAGACGGACACCATCTTTAAGAAATTCAAAAGCAAAATCAAAGACCTTGAACAGTTGGGAGAGTCTATTTCCGGTGCGTTAATTAACGCAATGAAAAAAATTAAATGGGAAAAAGTGTATGCAAAAGCTGAAGGTTTTGGAAGGGGATTAGCCAAATTCCTTAACGGACTATTTAAAGGGCAAAAAGGAACAACGCTTTTCGGAGAAACCGGAAAACTGATCGCAAATTCATTAAACACGGTGCTTCATGGATTGGATTCGTTTGGAACGACATTTAATTGGAAGCAATTTGGAAATTCAATCGCAGACGGAATAAACAAGTTTTTCCAAAACTTTGACTTTGCATTATTGGCTAAAACGCTTAATTCGTGGGCGCAGGGCGCGTTTGATACAGTTACGACAGCATTAAGTAAAATTTCATGGAAGGATGTATGGAACGGAGCAAAGGAGTTTTTAAGCAACCTAGATGTAAAAACAGTTGGAATCATAATCGGTGCGCTGACAATCAAAAAAATTCTTGGATTACATCTTGCAAAAACCGCACTTGATATAATCGGAACTTCCATTTCAAAAGCAATAGCTGGTTCACTTGCATCAAGGCTTGGCGTTGAAATTGCGGCAAATGAGGGAATCTCGGCAGTATTGTCTACCGCTTTGTCAAAAAAAATAGGTGGGGCGTTTGCTACACTTGGAACAACTGTTTCAGCTGGTGTCAAAGCTTTATTCGGTAGCGGTGCGGCAGAGAGCGCACTTTCTTTTATCAGCCCGGTAGCAAAAGCTATAACCGGGATTGGCTCTGTTGCGATTGGCGCATTTACTGCAATATCAAACTTTGTGACCATGTTAAAGAACGGATTCAGTTGGCTTAATGAAGCACTTATGCTTGTCGGAGTTACGATTACGGCAGTCGGAGCGGTTATTTTAGGGGTAGCGGCAGCACCTGCAGCGATTACCGCAGGAATAGTAGCCGGTGTTGCAACGGCGGCTGTAGTAGTCAAGGATCATTGGAAAGAAATAAAAGGAATTTTCTCAAAAGCAGGAGATTGGTTTAATACTAATGTGATTAAGCCAATAAGCGGTTTTTTTAAGGGATTATGGGAATCTGTTTCCGGTTTTTTCTCTTCTTTATGGAAAGATATATCCGGTGTATGGAAAACAGTTTCTGGATGGTTCAATACTAATGTTATAACTCCTATTGTTTCATTTTTCCAAGGATTTTCGAAAAGAGTTGGTCAAATCTTTGAAGGATTGTGGATCATTGTCAAGGCTGTATGGATTGTTGTTTCTGATTGGTTTAAATCAAAGGTAATAGAGCCAATAAAGAAGAATTTTGAATTATTGAAATCGGCAGTATCAACTGCATTCAAGGTTCTATGGACAACTGTAAAATCGGTATGGGCGGTGGTTTCCGGTTGGTTTAAGGAGCATGTTACAACACCTATCAAGAATGCTTTTAGCTCAGCAAAAGAATCTATTCAGAAAGCTTTTAGCGCGGCAAAGACAGCGGTAACCGGGGCGTGGAATAGTGTTTCTAGTTGGTTTAAAGAACATGTAACCACCCCGATAAAAAATGCTTTCTCGAAGATGAAAGAAAGTGTAGCTGAAATATTCAGCAAATTATGGAATAGCGTGAAAAGTGGTGTTGCCGGGGCAATGAACACCGTAATTTCAAGAATTGAAACAGCAATAAATTCATTGATCGGTGGAGTGAATACCGTTTTGAGAGGGTTCAACAGTGTTGTTTCTGCGGCGGCTAAAGTAGCAAAGGTAAAGTGGAGCGGAGTCGATCTTGTGCCGAAAGTGAGCCTACCTAAAGTAAAGGCTTATGCAACGGGCGGTTTTATGGATAAATATAGCATAGCAACAGTTGGAGAAAATGGACTTCCGGAAATTATGGGAACAGTCGGAGGTAAGCCAGCGGTCGCAGGAAGCCAAGAAATTACCGGAATCAAAGATGCTATCAATTCAACATCTGCGCAAGAGGTTTCCTTACTGCGACAACAAAATCAGTTATTACAAGCTATTTTACAGAAAAATTTCGGAATTACTACAAACGACATAGGAAAAGCTGCAAGGGATTATGGTAGAGAACATTACAATCGAACCGGAGACAATGTATATGTTTTTTAGTGACTTCTATAATAGAACGTGATATAATTCTAAATAAATCATATCACAAGAAAGGAGTCATTATGAGAAACACAAAAAAATTATTAGTAGCGATGGGATTGGCATTTGCCGTTTTGATTTCGGCTATGCCAATCCAAAATGCAGATGGGGAACAGATTGTTGCACAGGCGGCAACTATCAAATTAAGCAGAAAGACTCTTAATTTAAAAATTGGAGAATCCGCAACATTAAAGATAAGCGGAATGAGGAAAACTGCTAAATGGAGTAGTGGCAATAAATATGTTGCTTCTGTAAACAAGTCTGGAAAAGTTCTGGCGGTTGGAGAAGGAACAACGTACGTAAAAGCAAAAATTGCAAAGAAAACGCTTTCTTGCAAAGTTACCGTCACTTCTTCCTTTAATGCGAACAAGGTAAAGAAAAACATCTCAATTGAATACCAAGATAGTGGTCATGGAGTTGTTGCTATCTTGAAAAACAACAACAAGGTAAATGTTGATCTGGACGCAAAACTTGTATACTACAAAAACGGTAAAATGCTGGATAGCAAAAGCGATTGTAACAGAGCTTTTGAATCCGGTAAGGAATGTGTTCTTTATTTTGACGCACCGAGCGATTCTGATTATAACGATGTTTCTTATGATAACTATAAAATGTCGTTGAGTGTTGATGAAGCAACAAATGCTGTTTGTGATGTTCGCAATATAATGGTTCAATCGGACATTGGAGCAGATAATGTTACGGTTGAAGCTACAAACGATTCCGGAAAAGATTTTTCATTTGTGAAAATTTCTTGCTTAATGTATGATGCATCTGGCAACTTGATCAAATATGATTATCATTATGCAGAATGTGAAAAGAATGGAGACACCGATTATTTCTCGTTTAGTTTTCCGTACGATTCAAATTACGATACGATCTATCCGAGCAGTTATAAGATATATGTTGATGAAGCATATACATATACTTGGTTGCAGTAAAGATTAAAAAATGAATGACACTTAAGCCGTGGAAACACGGCTTATTTTAATTCCAAAATTGGATTGACACAAAATCAAAAATAGTCTATCCTTATTACTAAGGAAACAGCCTTATCCGTGAAGATGCGGATTACTTACTTGAACGCCATACTGTACGAAAGAGGAAACCAATGTGATTTCACAAGTGGCTTCCTCTTTTTTATTCAGATAAAAATGTATGGAGGTAGACACGAATGAAAAAATCACAACTTATGCTTAAGATTCAAAATGGCATTGAGGTATTTGAAAATCCAATATTCGGACAGATTAGAATGTCCATGGTCGATGATGAACCGATGTTTTGCCTTATTGATGTTTGCAGGGCATTGGAAATGTCAAACAGCCGTATTGTTGCTGATAGACTAGACGATGATGAACGACGTAAGTTAAACTTACCCCGTCAAGGAGAAACTTGGTTTGTTACTGAATCCGGCTTATATGCGGTTATTCTTCGGAGTGATAAACCGAACGCAAAGAAGTTTCGCAAGTGGGTAACATCCGAGGTTCTCCCTACAATACGTAAAACAGGTGGGTATGTCAATAATGATGAATTATTTATTTCCACTTACCTGCCATATGCAGATGAAAACACTAAGCTGATATTTTCCCAGACATTAAAAACTGTTAGGGAGCAGAATGAAACCATTAAAAGACAGCAGAAAGAAATCATCCATAAGGAAGATGTTATTATCGGACTCGTTGATGATATTGACTTGGCAACCAAGAGACAGCGGATAACACAGATTGTCCGTTTTGGTGCCGATGGAAAGTATCAAGAACGCTATTCGTTGCTTTATGGAGAATTTGAAAGGAAATATCACTGCAACCTTAAATCAAGGATGGAAGGGTGCGCACTCAAACCGAAAGTAAGAAACAAGATGGATTATATCGACAGGGAAATGGGAATGATTCCGCAGTTGTACGAAATCGCTTGCAAACTTTTTGAAAACGATGTAGAAAAGCTGAAATCTGAATGGGAATCAGTAGTAGCTTAAAATTTAATCAAATGGATAGCATCTACCAAAAGGTAGGTGCTATTTTTATACCCATTTTTAGGAGGTAAACGATGGGATATGGCGGATATTTAGTAAAGTTTGGCAATTATACCATACCAAACAATTTAATAAAGCAGGACACGTTTAGTTCCTATGTAAACATGCAGGATAAAGACCCTTGGACGGATGAAAACGGATATGAGCATCGTGATGCCGTGGAACTGAAAGCCTTAAAGGTCGAGTTTGAAACTAAAGCCATGCTGACCGAAAAGCAGTTTGATGATTTTTGGAAGAACATCGAAAAGAACTATACCAAGGCAAAGGAGCGCGGTGGCTATATCACGGCATATGTGCCGGAGAAACGCGGATATGTGACACAGTACGGATATATCGCTGACATTCAGCCTACGTTCTATTCTGTGGCACATGGGAAGATAAAATATGACCCAATCAAGTTTTCATTTATAGGCGGTGTGTATGATAAATAGTAGTTTGAAAGAAAAGTATTGGGATTCCGCGACAGATAAGCAAATGGTTATATCTGTTGTTGGAACGAACCAGAAGATAGACAATTCGATGCTTGAAATCGGTACGTTTGCGCTTGAAGAAAGCCTTTGTTCGGAGTCTGAATTAAAATTTGGAGCGTGCGAAGCGAATTGCGTAAAATTCACAGCACGAAACACCGCAGGAAACATTATCGGAAAGAAAATCTCTATCGAAGAAACGATTGATGGAGATAGCGAAAATCCTATGCCATACGGAGTTTTTAAGGTTGCATCCGATGTTCCTACGGCTGACCGTGCAAAACGGCAGATTACGGCATATGACGCTATGTATGACATTATCAATACGGATGTAAAGTCTTGGTATGCAGGACTTAGTTTTCCAATGACACTTAAGCAGTTCCGAAATAGCTTCTTTGCGCATCTTGGAATTGCGCAAGTTGAAACAAGCCTTGTCAATGATTCCATGACGGTCAATAAGACGATTGTAGCCACACAGACGGACGATTCAAGCGCGGTCACAGAAGAGTCTGCTATCAGTGGAAAAACCGTTGTAACGGCAATCTGTGAGATTAACGGATGCTTTGGAAATATCAACCGAGAGGGCAAGTTTGAGTATATCTTTCTGAAAGCAATCACAAGCGCACTTTATCCGGCAGAAGATTTATTTCCGGCAGATAATTTATTTCCGTCTGATGCAAATACAGAGTCCATGACTGGACACTATATCACGTTTGATTATGAGGACTTCCAAAGCAAGGCAATCACGCAGCTTGAAATCAAGACAAGTGAAGATAATGCCGGTGCTATTGTTGGAACTGCCGGAAACAACTATTCGATTACAGGAAACTTTCTTGTATCAGACAAGACCGGAGCGGAACTTGAACAGATTGCAAATAACCTATTGCCTATTATGGCACAGGCGGCATACACACCGATTAAAAGTTGCACCTGTGTCGGAAATCCATGTCTGACACTTGGGGAACCAATCCGATTCAATACCACGAGAGAGATTGTTGAAACGTATCTATTGCAACGCACTTTAACCGGAGTACAAAGCAAGAGAGATTCAATCTCGGCACAGGGTACGCAGACACACTCTGCAAAGGTTAATTCTATCAGAGATGCGATTGAAAGCGTGGAAAGACGTACCGGAAAGTTAGAGAGGAACGCAGACCATCTTCAATCCACGTATGAGGATTTAGAGGAACAGACAAATACCAAGTTTGAGCAGACCGCAAAAAGCATTTCTGCAGAAGTCAACCGCGCACAAAAAGCAGAGGGACAATTAGACGCATCATTGGAATTGAAACTTGGAAGAGATGAGAACGACCAAGTTATTTCAATGATCAATGCCAGCGCAGACCAGATTATGCTTCGCGGGAACAGGCTCATAGTCGAAAGCAACAACTTCAGACTTGATGGAGCTGGACGAGTAACAATAATCGATTCGCTAAACTTTAATTCGACAGCGCTCGGTGATGACCTTACAATTATTGGGCTTGACGGAAGAGGCAGACCCATGCTGCAAAACATACTCATTGACCTAGGCACTGTAACAGATTCAAACGAGGAAAACTTGGCAACTGAAAGTTATGTTGACAATTCGCTGAGCGACTACGCAACCAAAAGCGAATTGCCAAGTGGGTATTTTACAGATGTAGATTATACACTTAATGATAGCTCTACAACCAAGTATTCGCCCAGACACTTTAATAAAGTGTCTAATTTTGGCTCGAGGGAAAGTACCTTGGATATCGAGGGTCTTTTGATTTCTATTCCGAGTTCCGATAAAAGGCTGAAAAATAATATACAATCATTAAGGGATATTAAAAGCGTTTATATGGCAATGTGCCCGGTTGAATATACATGGAAACCCGGATACATCACGCAACACACAGGCTTACAGTTTGGTTTAATTGCGCAGGATTTAGAGAAGATTTTGCAGGATGCCGGATTGTCCGATAGCGGACTTGTACTAAAAGAAAATGCCGAAGAGGATGAAAAAGCAATTCACGGAGATTCAAAGACATGGAAAATTGACAAGGAAAATCTCCATGCAATGCACATACAGATGATCCAGATGCAGCAGAAAGAAATCGAACTTTTGCAGCAGAAAAACGAAGATCTGGAACGCAGATTATCAGCGTTAGAAAGGAGTGTGAACCATGCAGAAAATTTATAGCCGGACATACTGGGAGAATTTTCCAAGCGAGAAAACAGCAATTGATGCCATGCGGTTAAATAATGCGGAAGCCGGCATTGACAATCTGGATGATCGTGTGGTTGCTATGGATGCGTCTAAGGTTGATTTGGCAAAGGCAAATGAGCTTGTGAAAGAAATTCTGTGGGATGAATCAAAGGGAACGATCACTGTTGTGAAAATGAACGGTTCCAAAGCAGTCATTGATACTAAGTTGGAAAAGCTGGCCGTAAACTTTACATATGATCCGCAGTCGCAGCAGTTGATTATCACGCTGGACGATGGCACAACGCAGAATGTTGATTTATCTGCACTGATTACACAATACGAATTTACGGATTCTGATACAATCGCATTTGCAATCGGCAGTGACGGTAAGGTGTCCGCAATCGTGAAAGAGGGAAGTATCCAAGAAAAGCATCTGCGCCCGGATTATCTTGCAGATATTAAAGTGGAATCTGCCAAGGCTGTAGCATCTGCCAAAAGCGCAGGGGTGTCCGAAACCAACGCGGCAAAATCTGCCACAGACGCAAAGGACAGCGCAGACCGGGTACAGGGAATCGAAGACGATATTAACAAGAAACTCACAATAACAGAATTTGATGTGAATGAGGATGGGGAGTTGATTTACACGGACAATGCGGCATATAACTTTACCGTTGATAATAACGGAAATTTGAATTGGGAGGTGGCTTAATATGGCAGTGGCAGGTAGAGTAGCAATCGTGCCTAAAGGCGAGTGGAACGCAAATGCTACATATAAGAGATTGGATGCGGTAACTCATAATAACACATTGTATTTTGCGAAAAAAGAAGTTCCGGCAGGAACGGCAACGAGCAATACGGAATACTGGTCTAAGTCTATCGTGGGCGGTGCTAGTGCGATTGCAACAACAGAGGATGCCGGAGTTGTAAAGCCGGACGGAAAAAGCATGAGCGTAGATGAAAGTGGAACGCTTAGTATTAACTTGGATGGCACCACAATTACATTGGACGAAGCGAAAAACGTCATAAAGTTGGCAGATACACTAAAAGAAAAAATTGGAAGCGCACTGCAACCAGAAAGTATTGTAAATAACCAGGTAACAACAGAAACCGGGTTTGCATTAGATGCACGGCAGGCGAACCCGAATATTGATGGATCACTGGCAAAGCAGTTGAGTAATGCAGCTACTAAAACTGAAGTAAAAGCTTTAAATCCAGCCGATAGTATTAAGATATGCAGCCACTTTTCAATTGGCAAAATTGGAGAAGGATGGTATAGATCTGCTGAAATAGTTTGTTATAATGATGCAACTGCAGAAGGAGCAAATAGTTTATTCATAGAAATGTTAATAAACCAAGTCTGGAATGCACAAGTTGGATGCTTTCAAAGGGTGCAAATAATTACAAAACACTCGGATAAAGCCAGAATTTCTAGCATAGGTCTTGGATCATTAAACATAGTAAAGGTTAGAGTTGTTAGAAAATCCAACATTTTATATTTGGATATATTCAGCAGAGGATATGCCGATGAAACTAAACTGTTAGTAAATATACCAATACATGCTTACGTTGCTTCGGCAAGAGCTTATGACGATATGAAAGTTGTTCCTGAAACTTCTGACGGAGAAACAGTCGTTTGTAGTGTTAATCTGAAAGATAACTTTGTAACTGCATAATTTCTAGGAAAACTAAAGATATACATAAACCATTTCACACATAGAAAGGAAGATATTATGGATAAGATTATTTTAGCTAACAAAACTGAATTTGAGATTGCAGATGGAGCTAGCCTTGGAAACATCCAGATCCAGTCGAAAGACTTTGATGGAATCAAGTCAATCACAGATGCCTTCTCGGAAGAGAACATCTCAAAGGTCACATTTACACACAATGATCAGACTTCCGGTGAGTATGAAGATTTGAAGAGCGAGGGATTTTCTTATATTCCTAATACGGACGATAGTGGCACAGAAGACGGTACATATACCGTTACTATCAGGTTGCGAACAAAAACGGAAATGGAAAAGGCAATTGATGAGCTTAAAGCAGGGCATGAAGCAAACGCAGAAGCAATCGAAGAACTGGCAAGCATTGCTGCAGAAAGTGAGGTGTAAGATATGGTTAAATTCTACGTAAGACGTATTCTGGTAGACAAGAAAATGACAATTGATGAAGTGCCGATGCGTTGGCGCGCAAAAGTGCAAGAAGAGATTGAGAAACAGCTTTCCGCTTCTCTGCAATGACATTTCCTGTCGAAACTTGCGACCGAAAAATGTTGAAATCATGCATATCACAGTGATACTATGGACTTGTCCGAAAGGACACTTCAAGTTCTGGCATGGGTGGGGTTTGGCATGGCTCCGCCCATAATTGGGGATTGACTATGCCGAACACACGTTCTGTAATATCTGTATCGCTACATAGGGCACATGATTGGGGGTTTTGAAGTTGGGAGAAGAGTACTACAAAAATGAAATTATTAAACTCATTGAAAAATGCGACAATACTAGATGGCTTCGAGCCATATACGTATTTGTAAAAGAACTGTTAAAATAAGAAGAAAGCCAAGGGTTTGCGCATTGCCCTTGGCTTATTTTTATTTCTTCTTTGAAATCATATCAACAAAATCTTCTAGTTTATCCCAGCCATCTTTATCTAGCTGCGCTAGCGCAGAAATCAATTTCTTTTTAAAATTTCCGTCTTCTGATTTCATAACATCTGCAAGCATTTTTGAAATTTGCTCATCTTTTGTTTCCGGCATAAACATTTCTCCGTTTCCGGTGCGAAGCCAATCTTCATTAACGTTGCATTTCTCACATACAAGTTTAATAAATGAATCTGATGGATTCCTTCTTCCGGATTCGTAGCTAGCAATGTTTTCTTTTGATATTCCCAAGTAATTTGCAAATGTTTCCTGCGTTTTCCCATCAGGATTGCTTTTTCTTATCTCCTTTAGGCGCTCCTTCATATTAACACCTCCTTTCAACTTGATTATACAAGTCGCAATCGCAAATGTCAACGACAAAAATTGTACAATGTACAAAAATAACTGTTGACAAAGATTGTACGGAGTACTATTATAAGAATGTACAAAGTACAAAGAAAGGGGTGATAAAGGGTGGAAGAAAAAAGATACCGTCTTTTAGACGAAGAAGGGAAAGTCGCAATCGTAAAGAAAGACAAGGATAGATATATCGGTCTTGATGAATTAGCGCAGCACATAGCAATGAATATCGTTGATGATTACCAAAGTATTTTGGACGGCGATAAGAAAATTGAAGATACAAACATTGAATTATCTGTCAAAGTTCTTACCGCCATTTTTCCGGTCATTAAAACATGTTAGAAATGTTTTATGTTACGGAATGGGTTTTCTGCCACCTCTACGCTGGATAATTGATTTTCTTCTTTTGGTAGAGATTCTTTGATTTCTTCACGGTATTGGTCGTACTTGGTTTTGAAATCATTGAAAGAATCGTTACATCCACAGATTTTAGCGATAGCGTAGGCAGATACATATTCATTGTTCAAAAATTCACCTCCCTTATTTGATGATAAGGGAATTATACCACAGAAAGGAAGTGAAAGTATGGATAATTTGGTACACATTGGAAATGCGGATATTTCCATCAAAGAGTACAAAGGCGAGCGAGTGGTCACATTTAAGGACATTGACATGGTACATGAAAGACCAGACGGAACAGCGAGAAAAATATTTAACGACAATAAGAAACACTTTATTTTAGGAGAAGATTACTTCGTCCGAAATTCGGATGAAGCCAAGGGGGAATTTGGTGTAACTGCTCCGAACAGAATGTATCTTTTTACCGAACAGGGCTATCTAATGTTGGACAAGTCGTTCACGGATGATTTGGCATGGGAAGTACAAAAGAAATTAGTTTCTTCCTATTTTAATGTATATTTTCGGATGCGACTTGAACATTGTAGCAGAGTACGAAATCAGATATTGCGCATGAAAGGAAGTGATTGAATGAGCGAAAAAGAAAAACGTGTTGTCGAAAAACTTCGTGATGCCATTCCGAATATGACAGATTTTCAGAAAGGATATGTCCTTGGAATGGTAGAGAGTTCTGCTTCGAAACATAGTGAGCAGGGAGAAGAACGCGATAAAAGGAGAGAGCATGAATGAAAAAAGTAATCCAATTCATCATAGGTGCGGTTGCAATGGAGTATTCATTGGTTGCCGCGTGCTATATGGATAGTGAGGGCGCGTCCGGGAATATGTCGGCTATTAAATTTGTAGCCGGTGCGGTAATTGCGGCAACCATGTATTACTGGTCAGAGTTAGACCGAAAGAGAGCCGAACTTGACAAGCGAATCAAGAGAAAACGCAGAATGAGAGAGGATGCATGGTAGGCGTTGTGTATATAAGTGGCACGAGATGTTCCACGGAAGAAAAGCGTATGCTTGCTGAACTTTTGGCAGGGAAACGAAAGAAACAGAATGATAAAGAAAATTTTGAAAAGATTCTCGGAAGAGAAATGGAAAGGAGAAGCAATGGAGAACAGAATAACGTTGATTGGTGATGTTGTATCAGCACCAAGGGAAAGCCATAAATCAAGCGGTAAGATTTTTTATAAATTTTTCATCGGAGTCGAAAGAAGAAGCGGTGTTGCAGATATTCTTCCGGTACTGTTTGATGAAAAGGTCAGTGATGCAGGGATTAGCGGAACGGTATGTGTCAATGGGAAGATAATTACCCGGCACGTAAAAACAGGGTCTGGAGAAGCCATTCTTATGTATGTTATGGCTGATACAATCACAAAACCAGAGGATGATAGCCATTTGAATGAAGTAAGTCTTGATGGAATCATCGAGGAAAAACAGATTAGGGAAACGCCACTTGGTCGTAAAATCTGTGATGTGAAACTCAAAAACATAAGAGAAAATGGAAAAGAGGATTTGATTACTTGCATCGTATGGGGAAAGTGTGCAGAATATACAGACTCACTTGCTTTAGGTGATGCAGTGAGTGCATACGGCAGATTGCAGAGCCGGAGATACAAGAAAACGTGTAAAGATGGTTGCGTTGTGGAAAAAGTCACATATGAGTTGTCAATAAAAGGAATCGTGGGGGTGTAGAATAATGCGAATGATTTTAAAATCGTTGCGACTTGAAAATTTCAAGGGGGTAAAGGATAAGACATACGAATTTGGCAAGACAACAAGGGTTTCCGGCATGAACCGGAGAGGAAAGACCACAATCGGGGCGGCATGGTACTGGCTGACGTCTGATAAGAACTATGAACTTGTCAGCAATCCAAATATCAGACCGGACAATATAGAAGATTGCATTCCAACCGTTACTGCAGATGTTGATGTGGACGGAAAAGAGATTACTCTTTCCAAGATGCAGAAGCGAAAAGTTGGAAAGCCGGATAAAAATGGAGTTTCGAAAGTTACTATCACAAATACATATGAGATCAATTCTGTGCCTAAGACAGAACGTGATTTTAAGGCATATCTGGAAGAATTAGGGTTTGAGTTTGATAAATTCCTCATTTGTTCGCACCCGAATGTGTTCACTAAGGATTTGTCGTTGAAGAAAAAACAGGATGAAATGAGAAAATCCTTATTCGCTATGGCAAGTGCAAAAACAGATTTAGAGATTGCGCAAATGAATAAAGAAACTGCGGATGTTGCAAAACTACTTGAATCTTATAAATTCGAGGAAATTGAAGCCATGAATAACGCTTCCAAGAAGAAAGCAGTTGAACAGTTAGATGCGATTCCTAATCAGATTATCGGTCTGGAGAAAGCAAAAGTTGATGTAGATGTGGCAGAGCAGGAACTTGCCAAGGCTGATCTGACAAGAAGAATCGCTGAATGCGATAAGAAGATTGCCGGTGCCGATCATTCGCTTGACGAATTGCGCGATAAGGAAATGCGGTTACAACTTGATATATCCGGAATTACACAGACGATGAACCGCGAATTATCCAATCGTAGATACGAAATTGATGCTGATCTGCGCGGTTGCGAAGATGAATTAAAACATCTGGAGCAGACGATTTCTTTGAAAGAAAATCAGATTGTCGGTAATGAAAAGGCTATCACAGATGCGGATGCAGAACGGAAGAAAATTGGAGAAAAGTACAATGCAGAATATGCCAAGGCATTTGATGAAGCGCCTTACCTGTTTGACGAATCCAAGTGGGTATTTGATGAAAATAGCACTGTTTGTTCACTGTGCGGTCAGAAGTTGCCAGAAGATAAAATCGAGCAGTTAAAGGCTGATTTTGAAAGCCAGAAAGAAAAAGCCAAGGCGGATGCAGAAGAAAAACTGAAAGCAAAAAGATTTAAGTTTGACACTGACAAAAAGGTTGAACTGAATCGGTTGAATACTATTGGCACCGAGAAGAAAGAACTTATTACCGAACTTACAAAGAAAAATGCTGATCTGAATACAGAAATTGACGCTTTAAAGAAACAGGAACAGGATGCCATTGCAAAGAAAGAAGAACTTTCGAATCAGTTATCCGAGATCCCGAGCGAAGCTGATTACACGCAGAATGAAGATTATGTGAAACTGAAAGCAGAGCGTGACAAGGTTCTCGCCGATATTGAAAAGCTGGAATCTGATGGTGCGGACAAGATTGTTACTGATTTGAAAGTCGAGAAAGCAGATCTGCAGAGCCAGCTTGATGAAGTAAATAAGATTATTGCACAGGCTGAAAACAATGTTCAAATTGATGACAAGATTGCAGATATGCAACATAAACAGAACGAGTATGGACAAGCAAAGGCAGATGCCGAGAGGATTCTTTATCAGCTCAAAGAAGTTTCAAAACGAAAGAATAAGTTACTTGTTGAAGAAATCAATCAGCATTTCGGTATTGTACGTTGGAAGTTGTTCGATTTCCAGAAAAACGGAGAATATAAGGAAGTTTGTATTCCTACAGTACTTGATGAAGAAACCGGCATTTACAAGGTGTTCGGTGACACGACTAACACTGGCAGAGAAATTGAAGCGAAGATTGATATTTGCAACAGTTTTCAGAAGTTCTTTAATATGTATGTTCCTATCTTCCTTGATGGTGCTGAGAGCATCAATGACGAATATGTGCCGGTCGTTGATACCCAGCTAATTCTTCTGACGGTTTCCGAGGATAAGCAGTTGAAAGTGGAGGGTGTGTAGGATGAGTCACATTGAAATTTTTAAGTTTGATGAAAATGGAGATTCTGAAAGTTATGGAGAGGTAAGTAACGCATGGCTTGGTTCAATGCGAGTGTGGAACATTTTAGGGGAAAAGTATTGTGGTCATGGGGCATCATTATTTGACATGGGGCAGATGGAAGCAATTTGGAATCTTGTGGATGATAAATCTGTCACGTATGATGAAAAAATCGTCCTGTTTACCACATTCGATAAATACCTTGTTAAGAAAGAAGATATTCCCAAAGTTATTGATGCTTTCCGCAAGTTTGAGGGAAATACAAATCTTAATGAGCAGGCAGATGTGCTTGAAAGTTTGTATGAAGAACCGAATTGTATTGCGGTTGGATTCCATCAGAACAGTATAAGTTGCGAGCAGTGGTTTGACTATAACTGCATTCAAGACAAAGAACACTTTTGGCTATTTGATGAACTGAAAGAAAGCGAGGGTGCCGAATGTCAAGAGTTGGAATAAGCAACAACATCATACAGCCGGATGCACGGTGTATGTCGTGCAAGCGTTGGAAGAGTGCAAGTAAAGGGTTCTGGGGAAGAGCCGGACATTGTTCTCTTCCGTATTGCGAGAAAGATATGAGAAATAAAGGAAAGAGAGGTCGTGTACATGGATGATATTGAAAAATTGAAGGCTGAAAACTCAGATTTGCGAACAAAGGTAGATAACTTTGAGCGTAATGAATATAAACTTATAAGAGAACTTGAAAAAGCCTCAGAAACCAACGAGAGACTTTTGCGTATTCTTGAAAATTTGTCAAATGGATATGTGAAAAAGGAGAGGTAATTATGCAGTATATCAAAGCAAAATTTCCAAACAGTACCAGAAGCTACGTGTATCGCACCGAGGATTCTGTGAAAGCCGGTGACACGGTTATAAATGCCAATGGTGCAAAGCTGACTGTTACGGATGAAACAGTGGATATGAAGTGGGTAGAAACATACGGTGCTGATAAGATGGCTGTTGTGAAGAAATATGAAGAACCGGAGAAAAGGTACATTGTCGAGCGTGAGTTTGAACACGCAGGCTACAAATGCGTTGTAATATTTGGAAGCATCGGGCACAGATGCGGTTATGTCGGTATTCCAAAAAATCTCCGTTATACGGAAAAGATTACGGCGATCATCTTGAAATCAAGAAATCTGATGTTGGAGACAGAGAAGTAAGCGGAATTTTCCCTTTGCTTGGTGCTTGCCTGGATGAAGATGAAAGAATCCGAATTGAAGCATATTTTCAGTGTCACGGTGGCATTACATATGCAGGCGGTGGAGAGCATTCAAGTTATCCAATCGAGAGTGATTTGTGGTGGTTTGGATTCGATTGCGGTCATGTAGGAGATAGACCGGATTACGAGTATGCAATCAAGCAGTTCCCGAAACGCAGGGATGAACTTGAAAGAATTTTAGATATTCAAAATCAGTGTCATTATGACGGCGATGTTATTCGCACCGAAGAATACGTTGCGGAAGAGTGCAAGAAGTTAGCGGAGCAGTTAAAAGAATTTGAAGAAAGCGAGAAATAGATATGGTTATCAAAACAAAGAGATTTAATGTAAACAGTAAGTCATGCAAGGTGGAACTTAAAAAAGAGGGTGCTGATTACCTTGTGGTAGTTGACGGCAATGTGTATGCAAAGACTCCGAACGAATTGCATGCGGTGCAGAAATTTAATGAGATTTAAGAAAGTGAGGAATAGAGATGATTAAATCAGATTTTGGAACAATAGAAGTAGACGGAAGAGAGCCGGTTATCATGGCTGAATTTATAACTCTTTTAGCAGCATTAAGGAACGTTCTCGGAGAGGAGAAATACAACCTTGCTTTGCAGAGAGCAAATGATAGGGTGGAGTCCAAGAAAGACACAGATACATTGAAAAATGAAGAAAAAGAACGCATGGCAGAAGTTATCAAAGCTATTTTAAGCGGAATGGAGGATAAGTAATTATGGCAGAAAACAACAGTTTAGAGGTACAGAAAGTCAACACTGCGGTCAGCCAGTGGACTAATTCAATCACGAATCTTGTTACAAAAGATTTCGAGTTATGCGGTGTGCCGTATGATGATTATTCAAAGCAGTGCGCCATGTCAGCTATGACAAGCATTTATCAGCTTGTTAAGGATAGCGATAAAATCAAGGATTTAAACGGACTTGATACATCGAATCTGCGAGAGGTTGTCGGTCAGTGCGCAAGCCTTAAACTCAATGCTAATGCAGTGCCGAGAGAGTGCTATTTTCAGCTTAGAACAAAGAGAGTCGGAGACGACTATGTGCAGGTCGTAGAAATGGGAATTGAGGGAGACGGAAACGATGCGTTACTTCGTAATTACGGAGAAAATGTAGATACCGTATATCCTTGTTGGCTTGTTAAAGACGGCGACGAGTTTTCCTATCCAAAGCATAAGGGTATCGAAATGACACCACCGGAATGGGAAGAAATGGGACAGTCGCAGAAGGTTGTCCGTGTTGTTTATCCTCTGAAATTAAAAGACGGCACATTTCAGTATCTGATCGCAGAGAGAGACGGCGTAAAAGTTAATCTGTTTGCTCATGTGCGCAACAATCTGATGAATGAGACTTTCGGAATTTGTCAGAATCGTTACAAGGCATCAGCCGAGCAGTTGAGCAAAATCAAGGCTAAGAAAGAGGAGATTTTCGACGCATTAAGAAAATGCGCAACCGTTGATGAAATGTTGGAATGTGAAGTTGCAAAGCCTTATATCAGCGCGGCATGGCTCGACACACCGGAATCAATGATTGTTCGTAAAATGCGCAACAATGCAATCAAGAAGTATCGCAAGGACTTCAATAGCATGGCAAAGCAGTCATTCAATCAGCTTGATGAAACCTATGCGCAGGCACAGGAAGAAATTTCCGAAAACGCCAATTCAGAGCCGTTTGTCGTAGCTGAATCCGAAGCGACCGACGGTGCAGCAGTTGAGCCGGAGAAAGTCGTTGAGAATGACGAGAAGGTACCGGACTTTATGAAAGATTAGGGAGGTTTTTATGAGAGTAATTTCGCAGGACGGGACAAAGGATTTCCCGTATGATAACGCTTGGGTTTCTGTATATGAAGGATGTATAAATGGGCGCGTTTATGTGAGGATGCAGATATGTGGATATGATGATTCAGTAGATGTTGCAGATTATTCCACCGAAGAAAAAGCAAAGAAAGCCATGGAAATGCTTAGAATTGCGTATGAAAATAATGAATTTTATCATCATACTGCCAATTCAAAACACTTTACGGAAGTTTGCCAAGTGTTAAGCAGCGAAATGTTTAGGAAAAGTACATCAGAATATTTTCAGTTTCCTGCAGAGGAAGAATTGGAGTAGGGTATGGGAAAACATACAATGTCAGACTTATATCAGATGCAGTCACTTCCGCTTTCTGCAAAAATAAGCATGACTGCACGTAGAATAAATGAATGGGTAAACGAATTTGGTGAAGATGGAGTATATCTGTCATTTAGCGGTGGCAAGGATAGCACGGTTTTGGCACACATAATCAGAGAAGTTTGCGGATATAAAAATATTCCTTTTGTGTTCGTAGATGTTCCGACACAATATCCAGAGTTAAAGGAGTTTGCCAAGACTTTTGATAACCTTGTGATTTTGAAGCCAAAGATTTCATTTGCAAAGGTTTGTGAAAAGTATGGATTTCCGATGATTAGCAAGGAAGTGTCAAATTGCGTAAGCGGTGCGAGAAAATATGTTAAATACCTTGACAGTCAAAAATCTAACAACACAATCTTAACAGACAGACAGACAGACAGACAGACAGACAGACAGACAGACGGTTCCGTATGCTTGCTATATGGCAGACCTGTTAGGAATAGACAGGAGAATAAACAAGCAAAACGGACAGTACAAGAGTTTGCAGATGGGGGTTATCCCTAGCGGTTCAGAATATAGGTTACGCAGACTGAATGGAGAACTGACAGATAGTAAAGGCAATTATAGTCAGTTTAATCAAGAAAAATATAAATTCTTTCTTGATGCACCATTTGAAATAAGCGACTTATGTTGTGACATTATGAAGAAAAAGCCTGCGCACGATTACGAAAAGAAAACAGGCAGAAAGCCTATTATAGCGACTATGGCAAGCGAAAGTGTTATGCGTACGCAGAAATGGTTGCAGGATGGCTGTAATGCTTTTAATGTTAAAAGACCACATAGCAACCCTATGAGCTTTTGGACTGATCAGGATGTGTTACTTTATATCAAAGAGAATGCGAAACGCATGATTGAAGTCAGAATGAGCGATGATAAGATGTTTTACGGAAATAGGATTGTATACAAGAAAACAGGAGCGAGTGTCGAAAATACCGAATTTTATTTTCCAATATGTTCTGTTTATGGTGATGTGGTCACAGATTATGAAGCTATGGGGCAATGTGAGAATCAGATGTCGTTTGCGGATTTTGGGATTTTTGACAAAGAAAGACCATTGCTGAAAACAACAGGATGCCAAAGAACAGGTTGTGTACTGTGCGGATTCGGATGTCACTTAGAGAAAGAAAGCAGATTTTTAAGGCTGAAAGAAACACACCCTAAATTTCATAATCTGCTATATATCTTGAAAAATAATGGCGTGACATACGCAGAAGCTATTGACTGGGTAAACGAACACGGAAATATGAATATTAAGTATTAAGAAAGTGAGGTGGTTTAAATGCTTATGCGATGTTGCGGTTCATCATCAGCAGGCAACAGTTACGCTTTAATCAGCAGCAGTGGTGAGATTCTTGCCATTGAAGCAGGTGTGAAATTTATGGACTTTAAGAAAATGATTGATTGGAAAATAGCAAATGTTTCCGGATGCATTGTGAGCCACGAACACGGAGACCATGCACGATACATAAAAGATTTCATGCAGTCCGGTATTCCGGTTTACACGGCTTTTGAAACGCAGACCGCACTTGAAACCATAACCGGAGAACGTACAGCACCTATTCCACCGCGCAGACCACGGCAAATCGGCAGTTTTACAGTGACACCCTTCAATGTACCGCATGATACAGAAATCGAGTGTTATGGCTATTTAATCGAGCATGAGGAAATGGGTAAACTGTTATTCTTGACCGACTTGGAATATTGCAGATATGACTTTTCCGGCATAAAGGTTGAGCATATCATGGTCGAAGCCAATTATAGCATGGACTTGGTAGACCGGAATGAGCCAAATTACGAACACCGTTTACGAGGTCATATGAGCCTTGATACGGCACTTAAATTTATTCAAACGAACGACAACCCAGCTTTACGAAATGTCGTTTTAATACACTTATCGGATACAAGCGGAGATCCCGCGTTATTCCTAAAGAAAACGAAAGAGACAATTAAATATGGAGCAAATGTTTATGTTGCAGAAAAAGGACTAGAGGTTGATATGAACCTTTGTCCGTTCTGAAAGGAGAAAGCATGAAATTATACATTTACAGATTTTGGAGAAATAATTTTTTTTGAAGAAGTAGACGTAGAGGAAAAGCCAAAGACGTATATCATCACCAAAGAATGCAAATTTGGATATAAAGGACAGAGAATCCGCAAGGACGAAATTGGTGCGTTAAGCGGTTACAACAGGGATACGGTCATTCTGACGGAGAAAGACAAGAAAAAAGCTGTTGAAATGCTTATTAACAGGCAGAGCACTATTGTTGAGAGTTGCCGAGTACGTCTCGAAAAAGAAGAGAAAGCCCTTGAGACCATCAAAGCGGAACTTGAAAAAGAATAATTAGGTTGAAACACCTTGGCGAAAGCCTAAAAGAAACTATCTTGTTTGGCGAATAGTTATCACAAACCTTATTGAAAGCCATGTTTTGGCGGTGCGTTTACCGTGCCGCCCTTACAAAAGATTGGAGGTAAAAATTGAAAATATGTGAATACTGTATGGCTGAATTTGAGCCGAAGCGACCAGATCAAAAATACTGTAGACCAAAATGCGCAAAAAGATACGCACAGTTTAAAAATTTTAAAAAGGCTGGAAGAATTGTGTATACAAGAATATGCCCGAAATGTGGCAGGCTGTTTATGACGATAGATGAACGCAAAGTTGATTGCCAAGACTGCATCGGCATTGACATTAAAGAACGATTGAGAAAGCCAAAGAAAAAGGATGATGCAATCACGGCTGTGAATCATATGGCACGCGCTTCCGGAATGAGTTACGGAAAGTTTGTGGCTCAAATGAGCATGAAGCCATTGGAGAGGAAGTGATTGGATGGATTATAAGAAATTTAGACAGGCAAAAGCCATCGAAGCCAAAAACAAGCAGAAATGGCTTGCATTGAATCCAAGGCTTGATGAATCAAGCGGAATTTATATTCTGACAAGGCAGGACGAAAATGGGTTTAGATATGCCTATGCGGGGCAGGCTAAGCATATTTTAACCAGATTGTCGCAACACCTTTCTGGGTATCAGCACATAGACCTTAGCTTGAAGTCTCACGGACTGTATTCAGAGGATAATCCGTATGGATGGAATGTAACATCAGTACACTGTCCGATAGGAGAACTTAATGAACTTGAGCAGTATTATATTAAGTATCTGTCTCTTATACACATCTGACGCTGCCGACGAATAGCCTTGTGTAG